GAATATTAAGTCACAGACAGAAACAAGTGTGAACATGGAGAATGAGGATAAGGAGGAATAAGATGGAAAACAGAAATTTTTTAGAAATTTGTAAAGAGAAGATAGTTGAATATTTTAACTTTAGGAGCGACAAAACAGACAAAAAACATATTACAAAAGATGATGTGTTTGTAGTCTGGTCATGTAAAACACTGCAGAACAATAAAGCATTGCTTAGTACAACAATTCCTGATGGAATGTATTATGAATTTACATATAACGGTGATAAGAACGAGCTGTATATGGATGCATATAAAAAATGGGAAAATATATGTTTTAAGGAGGTATAGAAATGTTATTTAAAGAAGCGTTAAAATTAATGAAAGAAGGCAAAAAGGTTAAATTGCCATCATGGGGTGGTTATTGGTGTTGGAATTGCAAAAAGAGCACAATAGAGATGCATTGCAGAGAAAAGGATTCCGATACAGGAAAAGAAGTGTTAGACATTAGAGAAACTCAAAGAGTAGGCTATACCTTGGATAATATTTGTTCAGATGAATGGATTGTTGCAGATGAAGAAAACACACCAATTTTAGGTGGAGAGTCAACATTTGATTTTGGAAGCGCAATAAAGTATTTGAAAAGAGGTTTAAAAGTAGCAAGAAAAGGTTGGAATGGTAAAAAACAGTACATTGAACTTGCAACAGGAATTTCTTATAAGGAAGCAGATGGAAACGTTGTAAATTGTGAGCATGAAGCAATTGGGAATATGGCTATTGCATTTGTTGGAACATCAGGTGTTCAAATGGGATGGCTTGCATCACAGGCAGATATGTTGGCGGAGGACTGGGTATTCGTCGATTTGGAGGAGTGAAATATGGCAAAAGTAAAAAATAAAATAACAACCAAGAGGTTTAGGGCATCTGACAAAAAAATCTATATAATTCATAGATACTTTGCGTCAGACAATGTATTTTTCTGTGCAAAAAGAAAACTTAAAAGGGCAAAAGTCAGATACATTCCTATTCACAATACCGGGAATAAAGGGAGAGATACAGCTTATGCAAACGCAAACTATTTCTTCAACAACAGGAAAAGATATGCGGGAGCACATTTCATTGTTGATTTGGAAGGTACCATTTACCAGAGTGGAAGATTAAGTGATGCGTGCTACTCAGTTGGTGGAAATAAATATGAAAACTGCTACAAAACAGGTGGTGGTACATGTTTTGGAAAATGCAATAACTATAATCAGGTATCTATTGAGTTAGCCGGTATTGTTGACAATAAACCAACTGCAAAGCAGATAGCAGCAACTAGAGCAGTGATTGAATACATTCAGAAGTATTGCAGGAACGCAAAGACAATTATTAGACATTTTGATGTGACAGGAAAAGATTGTCCCCACAGATTTTCAGGAATAGCAAATGCAAAGGCTTGGCTGGAGTTTAAGAAGAAGATTGGATAAAAATAGAATATTTATAAATGATAAAGTCAAACCACCAATTCTTCAGTTGCGATATCGTTCAACAATCCGGCAACACGGGAATTTTTCATGGCATATTTTTGAGACATATAACGCATGGCAGCACTAGCTTCGCCATCGGGTCCACCATACTGCAATAACGTATGACGATTGCTCGCAACCCCTTTATTTATGGGAGGTTGCGGACATTTTCACTCAATCATTAATATAAAAAAACATCAACAAGGAATGATTTTTCTTATCATAAACTATTTTCTCTACGACACTTGTTAAGGCCTTATGTTTCTGAATGTCTGTTGATTTGTCAGATGAAATTATATCATAAGAAGAACGGATTTTCTGCATAAGCCTATTTTCATTTTCATTGGATGGCTCATTGGAATATTGTTCCAGAAGTGCAATCAGTTCCTGACGCTCTTTGTTCAGAATTTCTTTATTGGCTTTGTATTCCTCTATAGTGTCAATTCCATCACGGTAAGCTTCCTTTATTCGTTCTTCCTTCATGGCAATTCTGTTTAGCTTACGATTAATAAGCTCGCTTTCAGTTTTTTCTTCCTTATTTGTCGAATGAACTACATAATTAACTGTTCCGCTATCAAGAACCTTTTTTAGGGCGTCCAAAATAGCTGGTTTTAGGGCATTTTCATTTGTAAGGTGGGATTCGTTACAGGAAGCATGATTATAGGCTGTGCATTGGAAATATGTGTTTCCTGACTTACTTTTACCGGACCTTACCAAACGTCCGCCACAGGCAGAGCAAACAAGAATACCCGACAGCCAATGCTTGTATGTGGATTGGGCACGTGCCTTAAAAGGTCTTCGGGTAGCTTTGTCAATCTCCTGAGCAGCATTAAATAATTCATCTGATATGAAAGTTTCATGCTCACCATCAGTAATAATCCATTCAGATTTATCTTTAATTTTTCTTGTGGAATGATCTGATTTATTCCAGACAATTTTGCCTTTATAAAATTCATTTCGGATTATGTATGCAACAGTTCTGTTTTGAAATTTTCCATTTCGTTTAGTCTTATATCCCAGTGCATTTAATTTTGTGGCTATGTCAAAAAAAGACATATGTTTATTTACATACCAGTTAAATATTTTTTTTACTATTTCTGACTGTTCCGGAACAATTACAGGGACACCATCCTGCATACGATAACCTAACGGTGGATCCGAATTGTAACCACCTCTTGAAGCACGTTCTGTCATTCCACGCATTACTTCACCTGAAAGATTGATAGAGTAATATTCATCCATCCACTCAAAGATACGTTGTACCAACTCTCCAATAAATCCATCAGGTATCGGTTCCGACACGGAAATCACGTCCACATTGGCTTTTTTTAGTAAATTCTTATAAACTATAGCCTCTTCCTGATTGCGGGCAAAACGGCTGAATTTCCACACTAGGATTACATCTATTGGATGTTCGTCACTTTTAGCAATGGCTATCAGATTCTGAAAGGCAGGTCGGTTGTTTGCCTTTCTTCCGGAAATACCGTCATCCTGAAAAATGAACTGTTTTGGAATTATTATGTTGTTTTTCTTTGCGTATTCCAAACCAAGACGTATTTGTGCATCAGGAGAATACTCTACCTGATCATCTGTTGAGACACGCACATACAAGGCTCCGGTCTTCATATTGAATCACTCCTTTGTAAAATTTATGTTTTTAGGTATAAAAATAACACCCAGCATTTGACCGAGTGCTTCAAGAATGATATAATCATCTTGTTCAAGGAGTGATTATATTCACTTGGAGGCTGGTCGTTAGTGGCTGGGCTCTTTTTTACTTGATTATTAGTTTTATGATTTCAATGGATGAAAAAGCAAGAGCAAATCCAAAACAAAGACCTGTTATTAATCTTTTTATATTATTAGACTCATACTTCTCAAAACAAAATTGAATAGAGCCATCTAATACCATTGGAACCATCATTAAAAGAATCCAGAATGAATAGTGATTTGAAATTATACCAGCTATCAATCCCAAGATTTCCCCTATTAAGATGCCAGTGCATCTTGCACAAATAGGAAATTGATATCCTTTGCAACTAAAACTTCTTTCAGGTAATTGATGGCACCCCCAATATTTTGAGAACCATTCCATTGTAGAAATCCATCGTTTTGTATTTTTATCCATTACATTTTAAACTTATTTCCACATTTTCCACAAACCCAATAATGAGTGGTTGTAGTTTTTCCTGTTCCACATAAACCTAGCAATCCACAACAACACAATTTCCAAAAACTTGCACCTTTTCCTTTTACATCGCTCACAGCTTGTAAGTCATTACTTCCACAACGTGGACATTTTATCCCACCTTTATTTCCTTCAACAGTAACATTGATAGCTGGTTCAGATGATTTGTTAATTATGTAACCACAATTAGGGCAATTACTTGCCTGGTCACTAATCTCTTTACCACATTCTGGGCAATTAATCATAGCCATAATATTTTCCTCCTGTAAATTAAAAATTTTTCATAATATCATAATAAGGGTAAAAGATAAAAGTATAATCTCCCACCTTCTTACAACATCCGTACTTTTGTTTAAACTGTTCCATAGCATCTAACAGGAACTGCTCTGTAACTCCAATATACTCTGCAAATTCATATCTGTTTCTGCATCCACTCTCAAACGCATCAATAAGTTGTTCAAATGTTACTAATTTGTTATAAGCCCATACTCTGGCGAAATGCTCTTGTTTTTTGTTAGCAGTTCTTGTTTGGTCCAGAATATTTCCTACATTTTTATAAAAATGACCAAGTTCTTCTGCAAGTACGCATTTTTTTTCAATCGAAGTAGGTATGTCTTGGCGTATTGCAATTCGTTTTCCTTTAATCCTACCATCATTGTATTTTAAAGGCTTTTCTGCGACGATTAATCCTAATTCATCAGCTTCAAGCAATAATTCTTCGTAGCACATTATCTCACCCCTTTTCTATTTAAGTATAAAATAAATATAAATCTTTAAGAGTACAATAAACAGTACTCTTAGAATTTATCATCATCCATAATATCATCATCAGAAGTGTCAACATCTTTTGGAATATCAATATCAGTTCTTTGGTGTGCAGCATTAAGAACTTCTTCATCAGATTGCTGTATACTGAAAAGATTCTTGATATAATTATCAGCACGAGTTTTATTATAATTAGATAATGCATTGTAATAAGCTAAAAGAGTTTTATACGTATCTTCCTTATTACGGATGTCAATGGTAATGTTAGAATCCCATCCCATTAAGTAAGACGGCTTTACATCAAAGATTTTTGCCATTTCTTCTATAATGTTTCTTTTAATATTTTCAACCCTGCCATTTTCGTATTTAGCAATAGCTGATTTTTTCAATCCTAATTTATTAGCAAGTTCTTCTTGGGTTAAGTTATTTTTTTGCCTACATTCTTTAATACGTTTAGCCATGATACACATTCTAATCACCTCCAAGCGTCTTAAATATACTACATTTTAGGATAAAAGGCAATATATTTATTAAAAAGTGTCTTAAAAAGATTAAAAAAGTGTTGACATACAAATTTATGCGTAGTATTATTAAAGTGTCTCAAAAAGACACAAACAGAAAGGAGGATATATAAAAAGTGAATAAAAACAAATTAGAATCAGTTATGAAACTAAACAATGACAATGGTCAGATTCTTGCCGATTATTTAGGAATTGCACGTCAGACATTCTCGAATAAAATCAATAATACAAGAGGTGCAGAATTTACACAGAGGGAAATTCACATGATAAAGAAAAGATACGATTTATCTGCAAATGCCGTGGATGATATTTTTTTTAATGAATAAGTGTCTTGTAAAGACACAAAATACGAAATAAAGGAAGAAACCAATGCTACTAAAATTCAAAAAGCGCAGCAACGGCTGGAGCATTAGTCGAAAAAGGTTGATAATACAGCACAAGGGAAACCTCGAAAAAAGTCGTATCATTTTAATATCAAAACGAAAGGAGTGAGGAAATGCTGAGAAAAATATACCAGGAACTCGTTTTGATAAGAAAAGAACTCCAGACTATTAGACGAAGTATAGAGTCCTCTTCATATCAGACACATAAACGTAATTGTGGGAAATCAGCACTCTAAGAATTCAACCAATTATGGTAATGTTCAAGCATTTCCATAATTCCGATTTCAACCCATGCACGACGGTAAAATTCATGTTCTTCGCCAATATCTTCAAAATTTTGTTTTTCTACTGCATTTAAAACTTTTTGATGTATGGAAGAATGGATTTTTTGACCGTTTTCACTTACATATTTCCTGAAATCATCATAATTTTTCATAATAAATCTCCTTTCAATCTTATTTCAGCCAGTAACTGATAAGACAAGTATAGGGGAGATTCATAAAAATAGCAATTATGGAGAAAGGAGTGAGGGAATTTGAAAGTAATAGATGCAGTAAAGTCTATTACAGATAGCGAAACATTCGCATCACTGATAATTGATTTGGTTAAAGAAGTTTCTACAGTAGATAAGTTGACAGATATCTTAGATAGGGAATTAACCGAAGAACAGCTACAGACAATTAAGTCCATAGCTGACTCTGAAAATTATCCATTGTCTTTGGATAAAAGGAGAAATAGCAAAAGGCAACAGACAAGTAGTGTAAATCATAATATATAGAAAGGAGTGATGGAGGAACATATGGATGTGTTAATTTATGTGAATTATCAGGGCAAGGAATATTGCTGGGATGATTTGTCAAAAAGTCAACAGAAAGAATTTACAGAAAAGTTAAACCAACAGACAGCAAATCAGTTGGGATATGTAAAAAGTAATTAGGAGGAAAAAATGATAAAAGCAGATGGAGCAGAGGTAATTATTAAAGGCACTTCAGAAAACATAATGGCAGAAACAGTGTTGATATTGGAATCAGTTAAAAGTGGTCTGGTTGAAGTGCTGGGTGAAACAAATGGTGAGAAAGCATACAAAGATATGTTGGAACTTTCAAACATGACAGAGGATGAAATTGAGGAAAAAGTCAAAGGAGCAAAGAGAAAGCTTTCCAACATGATAGCGGAAAATTTTTTGAAGTCTTTAATGGAATAATGGAGGATACAATGCAGCAAAGATTAGAAGTAAGAGAAATAAAAGAAGAGCCTGACGTACAAAATATACGGTCAAGCTCTAACAAAAATAAACCAATTACAGATTATCACATTTGGAGCGAAAAGTACAGAGTTGCTAACAGATACAAAAATATAATGATAGGAATTGTTACTGCACTTGTAATGTGGTACAACGACTGGATTTGTGTCGAAAGTATTCCACTAAGACTTCTATATGCAGGTGGAATAGTGTTAGTAATGAGTTTTTTGTGTGGAGCAGTTGATGAAATATTAATGGAGGAATAATGCAATAGTTACCAGAAAGAGTTTTCCGACAAAAGAACTATGGTTGGAAGCAAGAAATGGAAAAATAGGTGGTTCTGATGCAGCAGCAGTGTTAGGTCTTAATCCTTATAAAACAAATGAGGAATTATGGCAGGAAATGGTAGGTATCCGAAAGCCGGAAGACATATCGGACAAGCCGTATGTTATTTACGGAACACTGGCAGAAGAACATATCAGAGCCATATTTGCATTGGATCACCCGGAATATAAGGTTGATTACTTTGGTGATAATATGCTTCTCAATGATAAGTACCCATTTGCTCATGCATCACTGGATGGTGAACTGACAGAAATTGAAACTGGGAGAAAGGGCATATTTGAATGCAAAACTAGTGAACTGTTTGGTTCAATTCACAAAGAAAAGTGGGATGGTGAGCATATTCCGGATAATTACTACATACAGGTATTGCATTACCTAATGGTAACTGAATACGAATTTGTTGAGTTAAGGGCTCAAATTAAAAGTGTGTGGAATAAGAGAATAAGACTTATCACCAAAGACTACCACATTGAGAGAGAAGAAGTTTTAGAAGATATTGAAATAATCAAAAAGGCAGAAAAGGACTTTATGGAAAATGTGCAAAAGAGACACAGACCAGGTTTGATACTGCCGTCACTGTAAGGAGGAAATAAAATGGAATTACAAATTTATAGTCCAACAGAAGAAAATTCAATCAAACAGATTGACTGGAATTTTGACGAATTGAAAAAGGAAATCACTAAAAAGGCTGAAATGTATGGTTCATTGGTATATACAGATGAAACCATTAAGGAAGCAAAAAACGACAGGGCAAAACTGAATAAATTCATCAAGGCTTTAGAGGACAAGCGAAAAGATGTTAAGAAAATGATGATTGAACCTTATACACAATTTGAAAGTCAGGTAAAGGAATTAGTGTCCCTCATTTCAAATGCAAATAACAACATAGACAGTCAGGTGAAATCATACGAACAGAAAAAGAGAGACGAGAAGCTGGAGAAGGTAAGGGAAATTTATGATAAGGCAATGTCAGTTGAAGGAGCAGAGGGAATAGCTGACATTCTTCCATTTGAAAAGGTATTTAAGGAAAGTTATCTGAACAGTTCAACAACATTTAAATTAGTTACAAATGAAATTGAGGACTTAAGAGACAGGGTAAGACATGATCTTGAAGTAATCAATGAGGATGCAAGTGAATATCAGTTTGAAATGAAGCAGGCTTACCTTAAGAACCTGGACATGACAGAAGCGTTGTCCGTTAAGCAGAGATATGAAGAGAATGCAAGAAAAAAAGCTGAATATGAATCACAGCGCAAGTTAGAAATGGAAGCACGTAAGGCTAAAGAGGAAGCTGAAGCACAGAAACTGTCACAGGCAGGAAAGACAACAAATGTTTCAGAGCTGGATGAGGTAGTTCAGCAGGTGGAAGCAGCACAGCCGGAAGAGGTAGTTCAGCAGGTGGAAGCAGCACAGCCGGAAGAGGTTAGTGCTAAAGCTGAAAACACTGAAGTAACGGAGAATGAAGAAATTCACACAATAGTAATTAAAGTCAGTGGAACAGGAAACCAGCTTAATGCTTTGGGTGCATTTTTAACAGGTAACAAAATAAGATATGAACAGTTACAGGTACAGTAGGAGGCGAAAATATGGCAGTAGCAAACAGTCTGGCAAAGAGCCAGCAGAGGACAAGCTTTGTTGCTTACATGAGCAATGAAGCAGTTAAACATCAGATTAACAATGTAATTGGTGGAAAAAACAGTGACAGATTTATTTCCTCAATAATAAGTGCAGTAAATAATAATCAGAGCTTACAGGAGTGTACTAATGCATCAATAGTAAGTGCAGCACTTTTAGGAAACAGCTTAAATCTTTCACCAAGTCCACAGTTAGGACAGTATTACATGGTTCCGTTCAATGACAACAAGACGGGAACAAAAGTTGCACAGTTTCAGTTAGGCTACAAAGGTTACATTCAGTTGGCAATCAGATCAGGACAGTACAAGAAACTAAATGTTTTATCAATTAAGGAAGGAGAATTGGTCAGGTTTGACCCACTTAATGAGGACATAGAGGTAAATCTTATTGCAGACGAAAACGAGCGTGAAAAGGCTGAAACAGTTGGATACTATGCAATGTTTGAATACACCAATGGATTTAAAAAGGCAATGTACTGGTCAAAAGAAAAGATGAAGACCCATGCATTAAAGTATTCCCAGGGATATGCTGCGGATTTAAAGAAGGGTACAAAATGGACTTTTTGGAGCAAGGACTTTGATGGAATGGCATATAAGACCATGCTGAGACAAATCATAAGCAAGTGGGGAATAATGAGTATTGACATGGAGACAGCAATAGACAGTGACATGGCGGTAATTAATGAAGATGGAACTTATTCATATGTTGATACTGATTTTGGAACAGAGACACCGGGAGAAGACGAATATGAAGAGATTTCTTCAGAAAAAGCAAGCAGCAACACAACTCCAAAGGAAGAAACTAAACCAACGGTAAATGAAAATCACGTACCGACACAGAATAATGATGCTGATACAGCTAAAAATAATTATTTCAATTTTTAGTATCGCAATTAATAACAACAATATTTCACAAAATAGCCCCCACTTCTGGTGGGGGAGAAAGGAGTAAAGGTGATTAAATTTACAGTTCCCGGACAACCTCAGGGAAAGGCAAGGGCAAGGACATTTTATAACGGAAATATGGGAAGAATGCAGAGTGTGACACCGGAAAAAACGGTGTTGTACGAAAATCTCATAAAATCATGTTATGAGAAAAAAGCAGAGGAAGACATGATTGAGGGATTTTTTAATGGTGAGCCGGTGAGAATGAGCATTGAAGCAGTATTTGATATACCTAAAAGCAAAAGCAAGAAAGTAAAGGCACAAATGTATACAGGAGCCATTCTTCCGACAAAGAAACCGGATGCAGACAATATTGCAAAAGTTGTATGTGATGCCTTAAACGGTGTGGCTTACAAGGACGATACTCAGGTATGTAGCCTTACAGTCATAAAACGTTATACCACTGCGGAAGAGAATGGTCCGGGTGTGGAAATATCAATATCAAAATTAATTTAAAGACGAAAGTCAGAAAGGAAAAGTTATGGAACATATAAATCTTGAAACATTTGCAAATGGAGCATTTACTGAACAGGTAAACAGAGCAGTGGGAAAGGTTATGAAAAATATTCAGGATCCAAATACGGACGCAAAGGCAGTAAGAAAGGTAGTTGTTACGATAGCCTTTAAGCCGAATGACATGAGAAACTTCATAGCCACCGGTGTTGTTACAAAAACATCACTTGCACCGGAACTTGGAGCCGTTACAGCAATGACATGTGGCACAAATCTTGATACCGGAGAGGTTAATGCAATGGAGATTGGGTCACAGATACCTGGGCAGATGAGCATACAGGATGAGGAAATTCAGGACGGTGGAGACGTTCAGGTAGGTGATGTCATGGTTGATTCCAGTACCGGAGAGGTCAAGAGCAGCAAGGTAATGGACATTAGAGATGTTAGAGCAATTTAATTAGTGAGGAGGATATAAATATGATAGCAAAAGCATTGGAATTTATAACAGGACTTAAGGAAGACGCATTAGAGCCGAAGGTACTTAACATTGACGGAAAGACATACTGTACTAAACACATGGAAAGATATGATGTGAAACGTTATGCGGATACCTTGAGAATTTCAACATTGACGGCGTTGGTGGATTACATAAAGGGATGCCCTGAAGAATTGAATAAAAAAATGATTATACAGATAGTTTCTCCTTCATCCGTAATTTTAAAGTCAGGACTGGATGAAGAAAAGAACAGAGAGGCATTACTTGAAGTTAAGGCAGACCTTCCGCTTTTTGATGACAACAGATGGATGTCTCAGGAAAGCTTTATGATAATGTTGCAGGCAATGTTTGATGATACACATGATAAGGATGCATTGCTCAAAATAGCCGGTAACATTCAGAATAAGACAACAGCGGATTATGGGGATGATGGAGTTACACAGAAGACAACCATCCGTCAGGGAGTAGCAAGTTTGGTTGACGTAAAGGTACCTAATCCGGTAATGCTTAGACCATATAGAACGTTCATGGAGATAGAACAGCCGGTATCAGAGTTCATATTTAGAATTAATGGTGACGGCGAGGAACCAGACTTTAAGTTAGTAGATGCAAACGGTAAAAAGTGGGTTATTGAAGCAAAACAGCGCATTAAAGAGTATCTTGAAAGGGAACTTTATGACGTTGGAGCAGGATTAAACATAATAATTATGGCTTAATTAAAAGTGCTGTCTTATTGGAAACGGTAAGACAGCACAATAACAGGTGCAAATATGAATGAAAAGAAGTTTCCGAATTGGAACCCACAGTATAGAACATTTTGTAAATTTAAGTCAGATGATTTCAGAATAAGGTATAAAGCATTAAGAAATTCATCAGATAGCTTTATAAAACGTTCTGATGTACGAGAGTATGTATTTAAAAAATATGATAATAGATGCTATTTGTGTGGTTGTAAAGATAATTTGCAAGTGGATCATATCATATCAGTGTATGCTTATGCTAAAGAACGAATAGAACCAATAGAAACATTAAACGGTGAAGAAAATTTGGCTGCAATATGTAGGAAATGTAATGCAGCTAAAGCAGTAGAAAGAGAATAGTTATGGCAAAGGTAGGAATTGAAAGTTTCCTATTAGATTGTCACACTAACGACAATATGGCTGAAATTGAAGCAGCTTATGGCATAAAAGGATTTGCTGTAATAGTCAAACTCTGGCAGAAGATATATTCAGATAAGGGGTATTACTGTGAATGGATAGAAAGAAGCCCACTTCTGTTTTTGTCACAATGGTTTGGTGGAAACAGCGGTGTGGATTTAAATTTAATAAACCAGGTAGTAAATCATGCTACTAAGATAGGTATTTTTAACGAGAGTATGTTCAGTAAATATGCCATTTTAACGTCTGAGAGAATACAGAGACAGTATTTTGATGTTGTTAAAAGAAGAACAGAAATTGAAGTTATAGATGAATACCTTTTAGTTAGTGTTGCCAATTTTAAGGGAAATGTAAACATAATTGGTAAAAATGTATGCAGAAACAAGGAAAATGTATGCAAAAATTCAACAAGTAAAGGAAAGGAAAGTAAAGGAAAGGAAAGTAAAGAAAACAAAAAGAATACGGTTTATTTCAAGGACAAAAGTCTTGATGATGCATTTTGTCTGTACCTTGCATGTCGTAAGAATAATGGTGATGTGATTGGAGGTGAGCAAATCAGATTACTGGTTGAGCAGCTTTATTCATTATCGTCAGATACGGAAGAACAAATTGCAATTATAAAAAAGGCTACTATGAGCAATTGGAAATCATTTTATCCACTAAGGAAGCCTAAGACAAAAAGAGTTACATTTGACCAAAGATCATATGATTGTAAGAATTTGGAAAAGGAGATATTAGAATCTCAAAATAAAAAATTTAACAAATTAAAACGGAAAGGAGTGGAGTAGAAATGAAGAATACACTATCAGATTTGAACAACTATTTGTTTGAAGCAATTGAAAGAATAAATGATGATGAGCTGTCAATGGAAGAGCTTGATAAGGAAATTAAAAGGAGTGAATCAGTTAATAAAATTGCTAAAACAATTATTGATAATGGAAATTTAGCACTACAGGCTAAGAAACACTTTGACGAATATGGAAGCGGAGAAGATGTGGAAATCCCATTGCTCGGAATTACAAACAAATGAATAGCCGAAGAAAATAAGGAGTTAAAACAGACCGTGAAAAATCTCCAGAATCGTGTTAAGAAAATGGAGGAGTGGTAGTAATGAATGGAATGAAATATACGGACGAAATGAAACAATTCATTTTGGAAAATTACAAAGGAAGAAGTAATCAGGATCTGACCGATTTGTTTAATCAGAAATTCAATACAAAAATAACAAAAGAGAGGATGAAGTGCTACAAGGGAAATAATAAGTTGGATTCAGGATTAAACGGCAGGTTTAAAAAGGGACATATTCCTTATAACAAGGGCAAGAAAATGCCAAAAGAGGTATATGAAAAAGCAAAGCACACAATGTTTGCAAAAGGTCATATTCCACCAAATCATAGACCTGTTGGAAGCGAAAGAATATCAAAAGACGGATACATAGAAGTTAAGGTTGCAGAACCTAATAAGTGGAAGTTAAAACAAAGACTTGTTTACGAAAAGCATAAGGGCAAAATTCCTAAAGGTTCAACAATAATATTCCTTGATGGAAATAAACTGAATTTTAATATTGATAATTTGAAATGTGTAACACGGTCCGAGCTGTTATATCTTAATCGCAACGGATTGAATAATTTGAATGAAGTAACAGAGACAGGCATTCTAATGGCTAGATTAGACAGTGTTAAGAACAAAAGGAAAAAGAAGTTAAGAGACAAAAATGTTAAGAAATGTTAAGGAGAAAGCAAATGTTAAATATTGAATATTACAAAGATGAATTAAAGGAAATAATAATTAGAAACATAGGTATCAATGCAATAACGGGAAAGCCGAAAATGTGTGATGATCTTTTTTGTCTAGATTGTGTGTTCAACGACCGAGACGCTTGTAGTCCTAAAAAGGTAGAGCAGTGGCTACAATCTGAACACGTTGAACAGGTCGATTGGAGCAAGGTTAAGGTTGATACACCGATTCTGGTTAGAGATTATGAAGGCAGTGAATGGATTAAAAGATATTTTGCTAAATTTGCAGATGGAAAAGTTTATGCGTGGTTGGGTGGAGTTACATCTTGGACAGCTAATAGTAATATGAGTTCTTGGAAATACGCAAAACTAGCAGAAAGTGAGGATGTAGAATGGGTAAAGTAGTATTGGTAGAGAGGGGAAATTAATTGTGGTTGATGCAAAAGAAACAAGACGAGAAAAGGCAAAGAAATTAAGATACAGAAAACCGATAGTTAAGGGTTTAAACCTGCAAAGTATACAAGAAGAACTATGGAATATACAGGAAGAATGCGAAAGTGTTCGCTGGTATTTTGATACTGACGAAGACACTTTGATTAATGCCTTAGATGGAAATGAAGATGAAGCATATGAGTTCAAAATGATGTTTGGTGATTTGTGTGCTGAATGCGAACAGATGCTCAGCGATTTGAATGAGGAGTGGGTTCCAGACTGCTTTGATAAGTTTTTTGTAGCTATTGGAGCAGGAGAAGATTATGGAGGACTTCTTGGATACGATTCTTATGAGCATGATTATTTTGGAATTTCGTGTGATGACATATGGGCAGAAGATGAAGTGAAAAAATCATTAAAACATATGACGAAAGACGATTTGATTGCGGCTGCGAGACAATGTTTCCGAGTATATCAATCGTATATAGCATTGCAACATAGATATGATTGTTTAAAAGCTGCAATGGATATCCTGAGAGACGAGAATACAGGGTATTTGCAGATGGTAAATCAGATTGAAGATGTTTATGAAAAAGCGAATACGGATGATTTTTGTGAGTGGAAACAATCAACACGAGATTTAGACAGACTTGTAGCAATGATGCCAGCAGAGGCATGGATACAATAGGAAAAGGAGAGTGAACAGAATGAGATTAATAGATGCAGATAAAATAGACTTTAATGAAGTATTTGTGGGAGCAAGTAAGTTTGCAGAAGATACAAGACAAGCAGGAAAAATGCTTATTGATGCACAGCCAACAGCCTATGACGTGGATAAGGTTTTGGAACAGTTGGAAGTGGGTTTAGCAAATGAATGTGTATACGAACGTGACCAAAAAGTGTATACAGAAGCAATTAGATGTGCAATCGAGATAGTGAAAGGTGGTGGAGTTAATGAATAAAAACAAAATACAAACTAACGCAGATAGGATAAGAGCTATGAGTGATGGCGAATTGGCAGATTTCTTATACGATTGTGGTTGCTCTTGTGAATATGGTTGCCCTGCACATACTGCCGAGTGCTGTACGGATTGTGTAAGGTCAATTGAAAAGTGGTTAAAAGAAGATGCGTGTTAGAACTTTAATTAAAAATTCTGGTAAAGGTGGTGGAATCAAGTGACACACGAAATTAAAATACTTAAGCAGTTCGCAGACGAAATAATCAACGGCAATAAAAGCTTTGAGATTAGAAAAAATGATAGAGGCTATCAAAAGGGAGATTTTATTAAATTCCGAGTTATAGAAAAGCATGAAAATATTGAATTAGGCATAGAACACCTCTTGCGTGATAAATTATATGAAATTACATATGTGTTAAGTGGATGGGGATTGAAAAAGGACTATGTTGTGTTAGCAATCAAAGAGCGGAAGGAAGGTGATTAGATGAGAGCAATAAACATACTGCTTATAGCTTGGTTTATATTCTTATGGATTTTACTTAAGTCTAAGGGCAGAGATTAGTCGAAAAAGGTCGGTAAAAGTCGAACATTGAAAATTGAATATTGGTAGTTGCAATGATATAATCATATTATTACAAGAGAAAGGGGAGAAGACAAAATGATAGGAGAAAGTTTTTCAGGTACAGATGAATGTTATGTTTGTGGAAAAACATTAAAATGGACTAAAATAGCTGATGCAGGAAGGGGAAGTATAGTTGTATATGAAGTTCCTGCGGTGAGAGCTAATGCTTTTGCTATTGGAAGAAATGATGATGGCAGTATAAAATTCGAGATAGAGTGTACTTGTCCGGATTGCAGAACTATAAATCGTTTTGTAAAAGATATAAATATTTAGAGTGCATAGAAGTTATCAAAGCCAACTACCAATATTCGGTGGTTGGTTTTTTTATGCCTGAAAGGAGAGATAGAAGTGGAACAAAATCAAAAATTCGTACAAGACATACAAGAAGCTGGGGCTAAAATTCAAGAGGCATTTGAAAGGTTAGGTTCAGCACTACAAAAACTTGCAAATAAAGCACGTGTTATTATAGCAATTGCAAATTCAATAAATTGTGATGCAACGTTAAGAAAATGGTATGAACAATTAGAAACAGCTAGAGGAAGCAAACGTAGGCGGCTACGAAGAAAAATAAAAAAGAGAGTGAAGAGACATATTAACGGATGAATGCATGGAAAGGATGATGATAGTGGAACAGACAGCAAAGGAATACTTGAAACAGGTAGGCAATATAGAATTGCAAATCAAAGAGTTACAGGATGAAATCAAAAGGCTAAAAGAGCTGGCGGTTAGTATTGGAGCATTAAATTGTGACGAAAAGGTTTTAAGCAGTGGTGCACAGGATAAAATGGCTAATACCGTGTGCGAGATAGACGAAAAAGTACGTGAACTGGATGAAAAGGTAAGGGAATTTGTGAGAATACGTTCAAAGGTTATGGAGACTATACATATGCTTAGAAACGACGAATATGAGCACATTCTGTACAAACGCTACTGCCTGATGAAGAAATGGGAAGAGATAGCATTGGAAATGAACATTTCATATAGGCATGTTTTAAGGCTGCATGGATTAGCCTTGGTTGAAATCGAGGAAATATTAAAGTTGTCATAGAATGTCACCTTGACCCGTGCTAAAATGGTATTGTGATAATTTGATAGATGACATTTTTGTTTCGTCTTGATGGTTTCCCCCTAGTATTTTGTATTTTTTTCATGAAGGAACAGTCTTTTGGCTGTTCTTTTTCTGTTGAAAATTGTCACATTTAGATATATGATAAAAGAAAAGATTTGGAGGAGATGAATATGCCAGGATGGGATGATGTATTAAAAGAAATGAATGAAACACTTTCACCGGCAGATTATGTGAGGAGAAAATATTTAAAACAATTATCAGAATTAACAGGTAGAAATGCCATAGCGTATTATTCGGCATTTTTAAATAGGCCCAATATACCAAATACAGATATTAACGATTTGGATATGACAGGGTTTATGAATACCTTAAAGGATATTAATTGTTCAAGGGGACTGGATTTAATTCTTCACACACCAGGTGGTTCGCCTACTGCTGCAGAAACAATTGTAAATTATTTAAGAAGTAAATTTGGTAATGATATAAGAATAATTGTTCCACAAATTGCAATGTCTGCGGGAACTATGATTGCTTGTGCGGGAAAGGAAATAATTATGGGAAAACAATCGAGTCTTGGACCGATTGATCCTCAATTTAATGGAATACCAGCATATAATATAAAAGAAGAGTTTGAAGAGGCTAAAAAAGATTTAGCTATTAACAATGAAAATGCCCAATATTGGGCAATAAAATTACAGCAATATCCAGCTGCGTTTATGAAAACTGCGATAGATGCAATTGAGTTATCTAGCAAATTGGTAAAAGAATGGTTAAGCAGTTGTATGTTTGAAGGAGATCAAAGTGGAATAGTGGATGAGATTGTGGCACAATTAAACGAACACGACAATTCAAAAAATCATGGAAGACATTTTAGTATAGACTTTTGTAAAAGAATAGGACTAAAAATTATTTCTATGGAAGAAAACGAAGAACTGCAAGATGCTATTTTAACAGTGCATCATGCTTATATGCTGTCAATTTCTGGAAGTGACGCGATAAAAATAATTGAAAATCAGAATGGAAAAGCAGTGATAAGTCGTGAATAGTGTTGTATATATTTTAAATTTGGGATACAATAACAAGGCAAAAGGAGGGAAAATGAATGGATAATTATTCAGTTGACGAATTATATGCTAAGTTGGGAATAACCTCTAATGATAAGCAACCCGTAAGAAACCAGATTAATACAGGAAAAAGATATGAACAAATTCAGACAAATTACTCTTTGGGGTTGGGAAAAGTTCCTAATAATTCATTGAGCAATAGTATACGAATTAAGAAATAGTTTTTTTAATATGAAAGTAGGAGACATCTTTAGGGTGTCTCTTTTTTATACAATATTAAATCAAGAGAAAGGAGTGGTTGTAGTGACAATTAAAGAACAAAAATTCTGTGATGAACTTTTATCGGATCCAGAATTTAATAAAACAATGGCTTACAAAAAGGCATATCCAAGTGTTAAGAATGACAATGTTGCAGCTGCAGCTGCTTCAAGACTTATGAATAAGCCGGAGATTAAAGAGTACATAGATAATCAGCTGGCAGAGCTTCACAACGAAAGAACAGCAGATGCCCAGGAAGTGTTGGAATATTTAACATCTGTGATTAGAGGAGAGAGTTCTTCAAGCGAGATTGTAGTTGAGGGCATTGGTGAAGGATGCAGTGAAGCAAAAATAATGGAAAAGCCACCATCAGAGAAAGAGAGATTAAAAGCAGCCGAACTTCTTGGCAAGAGATATGGACTGTATACAGACAAGGTGGATGTAAACAATGAAGCAGAGGAAAAGAAAGCAGAAAAACTGGATAATATAGCCAGCATATTAGAACAGATGAAGCCTGTAGGAAAGGGTGATTAGTATTGTTACAATTATCACCTAAATTTAAAGAATTTATTCTGACAGAAACAAAGAGAGATTTCCTTGAAGGTACTACGGCAGCAGGAAAGACCACTGTAGGAATATTTAAGTTTATGCTTATGGTGGCAAAGAGTGATATTAAGTATCATGTAATCGCTGGAGCAGACCTTGGAACTGTTGAAAAGAATGTTATTAACAATGAGAGAGGACTTTTAGACCAGTTTGATGGTTTAGCTGAATATTATCCTAAAGGTCAAGGCAGAATTGGCTTATCACACATTAAGTATCAGACACCAAACGGTGAAAAGATAATATATGTGTGTGGTTATGATAATAAAGCACGTTGGAAAAAGGTATTAGGTTCACAACAAGGTTGTGTTTACATTGATGAAGTAAATACTGCCGACATGGAGTTCTTAAGAGAAATTTCACACAGATGTAAGTATATGATGACTACATCAAATCCTGATAGTCCGGACTTACCTGTATATAAAGAGTTTATTAATCACAGTAGACCTTTAAAGAAATATATCAAGGATTATCCTGAAGAATTGTTGTCGGAATTAAATGAACCTGAAAAGGAAGGTTGGGTTCATTGGTATTTTACTTTTTATGATAATGCCAGTTTAACAGAGCAGGATATTCAGGACAAAATAGATGCAGTTCCTGTAGGAACCAAGATGTACAAAAACAAGATATTAGGTCTCAGAGGAAAGGCAACAGGTCTTGTATTTAGTATATTTGATAGAAAACATCATTTGATTACGGTTGCTGATGCAAAAGCATTTATTAGAAACAGAGCAGATAAGAAACAAATTGAATGGTTTGAAATATTTACAAGTGGATTAGACACGGCTTATTCAACTAAAAGTCCTGATACCATTGCAATGAGCTTTGCAGGAATTACAAATAAAGGCAGATATATTGTTTTGGACGAAAGAGTTTATAACAATGCAGAAATTGGTACTCCTATAGCTCCATCTGATACTTCAAAAAATTATTTTGATTTTCTTGAAAGAAACAGAAAAGAATGGGGACTGGCAAAGCACGTATTTGTCGATTCGGCAGATGCAGCAACAATTACAGAATTAAATAAATTCAAAAGGGAACACGCACAGTGCTTATATGTGTTTAATCCGGCATATAAGGCTGTGAAAATTATAGACAGAATTATATTACAGCTTGGTTGGATGAACTTTAATGATGATAAAGGTATTCAGCCAAGTTTTTATATTGTAGAGACTTGTAAGGAATACGTAAAAGAGTTGGAGAAGTATTCTTGGTTAGAGGAAAAGGACCAGGAACCGGAAGATGGAAATGATCATATGGTCAACTCTGTTCAGTACAACTGGATTCCATACAGAAAGAAAATAGGAGTTAAAAAAGAATGAGGTTAGTGGATAGAATGAGAGATGGAATAAGACATTTTTTGAAAATACAGGATGCTCCAAATCAGACATTTATTATTAGAGAACAACTGAATTTTGCAAGTAACTGTGTAAAGAATCTTTTGTGGTATCGTGGTGACAGTTATGAACTGACACAGTTTTACCAAAACATAAATGGAGGCTCTGATGGAATAAAGTTTTGGGCAGCACGTTCAACTGTAGGCAGAGAGATAAGAAAAATACATACAGGCTTACCGGGAATTATTGTAGACAGGCTTACAGATATTATAATCACTGATTTTAGCCAGATTACATTTATAAAAGATACTGACAAAGAGATATGGGACAATATAGCTAAAGACAACAACTTTAAAAAGGTTCTGAAAAAGGCTGTATCTAAAATGCTCATATTAGGAGATGGTGCATTTAAAATCTCTCTTGATAGTAAGGTCAGTCAATATCCAATAATAGAATTTTTAGGAGCTGATAAGGTTGATTATTTATATAACAGGGGAAGAATACATGAAGTTGTGTTTACAACAGAATATAGTCATAACAACATGGACTACTATCTGAAGGAACGTTATGGATATGGTTATATCAAATATGAACTTTATCGTGGAACTGATGAGGTAAGTGTTGCTATAGACACTATTCCGGCATTGGGTGGGTTGGCTGATGTAGAGTTTGATGAAACAGTAATAATGGCTCATCCTATTATGTATGGTGAAAACGCCAAATGGGAAGGAAGAGGACAGTCAATATTTGAAAAGAAAACAGATGATTTTGATGCATTGGACGAAGCTTGGAGCCAGTGGATGGATGCCTTAAGAAAAGGACGAAGCAAAGAATGGATTCCTGAATCAATACTTCCAAGAAATCCGAATACAGGTGCAATAATTAAACCTAATGCATTTGATAATTCATATATTGCCAAGGGTGATGATATGTCGGAGAATGCTCAAAACAAGATAGAGGTTACACAACCAGCTATTCCGCATGAGTCATATCTTGCTACATATGTTACAGCATTGGATTTGTGCTTACAGGGATTAATAAGTCCTAGTACTCTTGGCATTGATGTAAAGAAACTTGATAATGCTGAGGCACAAAGAGAAAAGGAAAAGACAACCCTTTATACAAGAGGAAATATAGTTGATATTTTACAAGATCAGTTACCGTTATTCATTCAGAAGGTATTTGATGTTATTAATCTAAGTCAAAACAAAACATTAACAGAGGTTAAATGCACGATTGATTTCAGCGAGTATGCTAATCCATCATTTGAAAGTCAGGTAGAGACAGTTGGAAAAGCAAAGACACAGGGAATTATGAGTGTTGAGGCTTCCGTTGAGGAACTGTATGGTGACACTAAAGATGAAGAATGGAAAAAGAATGAAGTAGCAAGGCTAAAAGCAGAACAGGGAATATCAGATGAGCAGGAGCCGGCACTAAATATGGAGGGAGAGATAACATATGAAGGTAATAGTGGGCAAAAGAGTGTACCAGATGTCGAAGAATAAGGCAATGAATCTTCTTAGGATTGCAAGTGAGCAGGTACCAAGAGGTATATATGCATTGGAAAAAGATAAGATAATTGAAATGCGTAATGACAGATGCAGCTCAATAACCCAGGTTAAGAATTTAAAAAGACAGTTCAAAAAAGCTGGTTTTAAAGTATATGCTAATGGAGATTAGAAATGCCAAAGGATTATGACATAGAAGAGGCTTTTAGGGCCATTGAAAATGAACTAATTGATTCAATGATAAGAAATCTGTCACACCACAGAGCAGAGGAGACAAAGGAAGGCTATAATTGGACTTCATGGCAGGCTGAACAGCTTAAAGCATTGAATGTATATCGTCAAAAAAACAAAAAGAGATTTACCAAGTCTTTTGCAGACATAAACAGCAAGATACAACAGTCTATTGTAGAACATAGAAACAAGGGAGAAACAGAGCAGGAGCAGGAGATACTAAAAGCAATTAAAAAGGGTGCAAAATTGCATCATAACCAGAAGAGCACCCTGGAAGGTGCTTTTTTTCGTATTAATGAAAAAAAACTTAATGTATTACTAAATGAAATAAATGGAAGTATGCATAGAGCTGAAACTGCAATGCTTAGAATGGCAAATGACCAATACAGAAAAATAATTTTTAACGCACAGGTGTACTTTAACACCGGAGCAGGTACATATGAAAAAGCAGTTGATATGGCCACAAAGGACTTCTTAAGCCGTGGTATTAATTGCATCCAATATAAAAATGGTGCAAGAGTTAACATTGCTTCATATGCAGGTATGGCTTTAAGAACAGCAAATACAAGAGCCTACTGTCAGGGAGAGGGAAACAAAAGGAAAGAGTGGGGAATATCCACGGTTGTTGTGCATAAACGTGGAATGCCGTGTCCTAAATGTGGGAAATGGACCGGAAAGATACTTATAGATGATGTTTGGAGTGGTGGTAAGGCAAGTGATGGACCATATCCGTTAATGTCTCAGGCAATGGCAGGTGGATTATATCATCCAAACTGTAAGGACGGACATAGTACATATTTCCCGGATATTTCTGATGAACCTGAAAAGGTGACAAAAAAAGAAATGAAGCAGGCTGTTGAAGCAGAAAAACAGGAGAGCAGGGACAATTTAATACAGAGAAACATAGATAAGTTTGATAGATTATCTAATTATTCGTTGGATGAGGAGAACAAGAAAAAATACAAGTTGAAGACGAATGAGTGGAAAAATATACAAGAAAAGTATAGTGAGAGAGAATACGAAAGAGGTATATCAGGTAAGAAGAAATACAGTAATGTAGAAAATAACGTTAATTTAAAGTATATAAGTAGTAAAGATTTTAAAGATAAGTTTTCTGATTTAACAGATAATCCTCATCTGAATGAAGAAATCTTTGAGCGCGTAAAAGCTACATTAATTCATAGAAATGGAACCAATAAAGAGGATATGTATTTAATAAGTGTTCTTGATGGTGATATTAAAGGGAAGAATGTTGCTTCAAAAGTTGATTTTGAAGTCGAATATAATGATAGTATAAAAGAGGCTATTTCAAATGAGCCTAGTAAAACATTGATTAGTATACATAATCACCCAACCAATCTTCCACCTACAGGTTCAGACTTTGTATCACAAGGTAGAAATCAATATAAAATGGGATTAATAGCATGTCACAATGGAGATGTTTATGTATATGAAGTAGGTAATAAAGCTTTTACTCGAAAATTAATGGATGATACGATTGAAAAATATAAAAAACTTGGATATAATAAGGTAAAGGCTCACGAGATAGTGCTTGAGCAATTTGTAACAGATTATGGCATAAAGTGGAGGAAGTTATGATGTCTTTATCTTATTATGATGGTCCAGTTGATGATACTGAACGAACAATAGAAGAAATAGAAATCAGTATTGAAGAAGAGAAGAAAAAAAGTGAGAGTCTAAAATCATGGACAGAAGATTAATGCCACCAAGTCGAAAGATTAGGTGGTATTTGTTTTAAGGAGGTTATATGGATAATTTAAAAATCATATGGCTATACTAAGGTGGCATTATCACGACCGGAAATAACAATAAAAGGATTGGAGAATTCAGAACAAAACAGTTTAATGAAGAGAGTTGTTGAAATGGCAAAGGGAATTAAGGAAATAGTTCCCGGCATTTAATTTAAGATTATCAATAGCATCCCATAAGAGGGTGCTTTTTTTATGCAATAAAATAAGAACAGGAGGTAACATATGTTAATTGCAAACATTGATTTTTTTGATAAGGAGAATAATTTGTCTTTAGTTAAAGCAGGAACAGAGGTTAAGACAAAAACAAAAGAGCGCAAAGAATATTTGCTAAAAATTGGTGCAGTAATTGAAAAAGATGAACCTAAGGCATCTACAAGTAAGTAGGTGCTTTTTATATGCCCAAAAACGTGATGGCTAAAAACTCTCGGAATAAGCTGACGAGCTAAAACGGAAAGGAAAATATTTTATGAAATCTACAACAAAAGAATCAGGAAAATTCCCTATGAACATTCAGTTTTTTGCAGAAAGTTCAGGAGAGGGCAACGGAGCTGGTAACGGCAATCAGAACAACAATGCCGGAAATGGTAACAGTAACCAGAATACTGGAAATAACAATCAGGGTACAACATACACCCAGGAACAGCTTGATGGAATTGTTAATAACAGAATTGCAAGAGCAGAGCAGTCAGCCTTAAAGTCATTTTTTCAGCAGCAGGGAATGTCTGAAAATGAAGTAACACAGGCAATTAACAATTACAAAGAGCAGAGAGCAAAAAATACACCTGATGTGGCAGGAATGCAATCTCAAATTGCACAGGTACAAAGCAGAAACTTACAGCTCACAATTGAAAATTCTGCAACATTACAGGCTGTAGGGTTAGGTATTGATGCAAAATCAATTCCGTATGTAATCAAAATGGCTGATTTTAAGGATGTAGCAGGAGAAGACGGAACGGTTGATGCAGAAAAGGTGAAAGCAGCAATCAACAAAGTTTTGGAAGATGTTCCGGCGTTAAAACCAGCAGAAAGTGGAGCAAATAATCAGGGATTTCAAATTGGTGCTCCAAACAATAACAATCAACAGAACCAGGATGACTTATTAAGAGGCATTTTTGGAATAAAGAAAAAATAGGAGGTAGTAACACATGGCAGTATTACAGTATGCTGAGATATTCAGCAACATTTTAAGAGAATTATATGGCCAGTCGCAGATATCTGTTGACTTATATAATTCAAATTCAGACATTCAGATTGTCAATGGTAAAAATTTAAAAATTCCGAAGTTATCAGTAAGTGGTTATAAGGACCATACCAGAGGTAGCTTAGGATTTAACACAGGTTCATATTCAAATGAATATGAAACAAAGACATTAGATCATGATAGGGATATTGAATTTTCTATTGATCCAATGGATGTAGATGAAACTAACATGGTAGTAGCAATTGGAAATATCCAGAAGAGATTTGAGACAACTCAGGCTATTCCGGAGGCAGACTGTTACACATTTAGTAAAATCTATTCAGAAGCTAAAAGAGTTGGAGCAAAAGTTAAGACAACAGCACTTACAACTGCAAATGTTCTTTCAGATTTTGACGACAACTTAGAGGCAATGACAGAGGCAGGTGTTCCACTTGACAGAGTAATTCTTTACTGTACACCAGCTTACTACAAGTTACTTAAAAATGCGGATGGTATTCAGAGAACACTTGAAGCAAACGGAGTAAAAGGAATTGATAGAAGAGTTCATTCTATTGATGATATTGGAAAGATTAAGCAGGTCCCATCAGCAAGATTTAAGACTGCTTACAACTTTACAAATGGATGTGTGGCAGATGTCTCAGCTGTTCAGATTAACTACATTTTGATTGACCCTGAATGTCAGGTATCAAGAGATAAATATAGTTACATTTCAGTTTTCACACCGGGAACAGATTCAAGAACAGCGGATAACTATGTTTACCAGAACAGAAAGTTTAACGGAACATTTGCTATTGATGAACTTATGAAAGACGGTTGCATTATTAATGCTGCAACTGCCTAGAAAGGAGAAAACCAGTGAGAGCAATAAAAGACAATAAGGTTTATACAGTTTCTGAATCAAACATGGATGAATATCTTGCATTAGGATATGACATTTTGGATGATAAAGGAAAACTTGTAAAACGTTCACCTAAATCTACAGTTTCATATGCAGAGTACGAAACTGTGGTGAAAGAAAGAGATGAACTCAAGGAGTTGGTTTCTAAGTTAAAAAGCTCAGGTGATAAGTTTTCTTCAATGGAATTAGACGAGCTTAAAGCCTATGCTTTAGAAAAAGGCATTGATTTGGGTAATGCTACATCAAGAGATGGTATTATCAAGAAAATTAAAGCTGTAGAGTAGGAGGTGAGCCTATGGCTTATACTCCTTATGTCACACCGGAAGAGTATGCTTCATTCGGTTACACACTGATTCCCGAATGTGAGCGGTATTCTTTACTAAAAAAGGCAAGCAGACACATTGATACACTGACCTTTAACCGGATACATGCTGAAGGATTTGATAATCTTACAGAGTTTCAAAGTGAAACCATTAAAGAAGTTGTGTGTCAGCAGGCAGAATTTGAATATGACAATGAGGAAATCATCAACACTATTTTACAAAGTTACAGTGTCAATGGTGTATCAATGTCATTCGGTCAGTCATGGAATGTATATGTTGAAAATGGTGTGGCTATAAAAAAAGACATATACGGACTGCTTTGTCAGACCGGGTATTGTTGTAGGTTATTGTAATGAAATATCCGAATTTAATACCAAAATCAGTGTGCAGGACAGATATAAGAGTGGTTATATATGGTGAGGGTTTGTCAGAGACAGGCTCTCCCATTATTGTATATGACAAAAATATTGAATCCAACTATCAGGACCGGTCATATACAAAACTCACAGCAGAACAGAAAATTGTGACATTAGGAGCAAAGGCTTATATACCTGGTGACATATGCCCAAAACTTGCCGTAATAAGTAGTGGATATGTTGAAGTATATGGTGTTAAAAGGAACATATATCAGGGAACAAAAGCAAGAAATCCTGATGGAACAGTGAATTATACGTTGTTGGAGATTGTTTAATGAAGGTAAGTTCAAAAGTAAAGTTAAATATGGGTGTAATACGGCAATTAAGCAATGCAGCTACTGTATCATTAGAACAGACAGCAGAAGCACTTATGGGTGATTTGAAAGAATCAGAAACAATGCCTTTTGACAAGGGAACATTGCAGAATACAGACACATTTGTTGATGATTCAAAAAGCAGAAATGGAAAAGTTTCCGTGGTATCTTCCACTCCTTATGCAAGAAGGCTTTACTATCACCCGGAATATAACTTTAGCAAATCTGAAAATGCAAATGCCGGTGGAAAATGGTTTGAACCGTATACACCGGGAGGTAAGAAGCAGGATTTTGCAGAAAAGACTTTTGCAAAACTTTACAAGAAAAATGGAGGTGTATGATGTTATATCTGGCAGACATAAAAGATTGGCTGAAAGGCTTTAACATAGCTGAACATTATTACACAGGTAAACTTGATAATAAGCAGGACAAATCAATAGGAGTTTATCAGTTAAAAACCAGCAGAGAGCCTAGACAATGTATTGGTGGAATGGCATCTTATGAAATTAAACCGGTATCACTGCTTGTACATTGGAACAATGATTCACTGGAAACGGAAATGGCGTCATATAAGCTTTTTGAAGCCATTAAACAGTCGAACAATGTGACTATTGGTAACACAAGAATACCTTATATACGTCTATTATCTTCAGAACCAATAGATGTGGCGACAGATGATAAAGGGGTATATGAGAGAGTAATTGAATTAGAAATTTATTTTGAGAAAGGAGAGCAGAATGAGTAAACCAGATGGAGTTTTTCCTGTATATGAAAACCAGTTTAAGGTTGGTGAAGCAAAGGGAAGTGTAAACCCCATAGCGGATATGGAGTCATTTTCAGTTTCATTTGACAATGGTGTGGAAGAATGGACACCAATGAATACAGAGGGATGGATAAGAAGATTAATGACTGCAAAGGGAATCACCGTGTCAGTGTCAGGAAAAAGAAACATAGGAGATACAGGAAATGACTATATAGCAGGTAAATGGGCAGCCAATGGAAGGGATGCAGAGGGTTACTTTGAGTGGACTTTTCCTGATGGCACAGTTGTTGCATTTGAAAATGCTGTTATCAATGTTACAGCTTGTAACGCAGGTGATAGCACAAATGTTGGACCATTGGAATTTGATGTTATGTCAAATGGTAAGCCGACAATAACACCGGCTGTTTAGCTAGTAGTTGTAAATCATGGCAGAGTGGGACTAATCGGTTCTGCTCTGTTTTTTTATAAAAGGAAAGGAATAGGTATATGTCAAAAGTAGTTGATATTACAGAAAAATTGAATTTTGAGGAGAATCCGAAAATTAAAATAAAGGATTTGGAATTAGAAATAGATGCAAGTGCTGAAAATATGTTAAAGGTAATGGGACTTGCAAGTGACAATCCAACAGCAAAGGATGTTGAAGAAATGTGCAAGATTATCTTTACTAAGGAGGCACAGAAAGAATTGTCACAGTTAAAACTTAATTTTAAAGATTATCAGATGGTGGTTATGTCAGCGATTGATGTAGCAGTAGGTAATGTGGAAGGCGAAGAGGGGGAGTAGACCCTTTCTATGATCTAATAGATGATTTTGATTTAATAGTTGCATCTTTTACAGCACAATATGGTTTGCGTGTGTCAGACATTAAAAAAATGCGTTGGTCTGAATTTAGAAGTTTACTTGTCGGAATAGGACCGGACACGGTTCTTGGAAGGATAGTGTCAATCAGATCAGAGGAAGACAGGGATGTCTTGAAAAACTTCACAAAAGACCAAATGAGAATAAGAAATGAATGGAGATTAAGACATACAAGAACAATGAGTAAAAAAAGTGCAAAAAAGGCTATTGAAGGAATGGAAAGGGCATTCCTTAGAATGGCTGGATTAAATGTTTAGCAGAAAGGAGGGATAGAATGCAAAAAGTTGGAGCAGTAGCACTTGATTTAAACTTAAATGAAAAGGGTTTTAATTCACAGCTTAAAAGTATAGGCAATATGGCTAAAAAGGTCGGCGCAACCATAGCAGGAGCTTTTGCAATAAAAAAAGTCGTGGACTTTGGCAAAGACTGTATAGAGCTTGGTTCAGACTTAACGGAAGTACAAAACGTAGTTGATGTTGCTTTCCCAAAAATGAATAAGACAATTGATAAGTTCGCAAAGAATGCAGCCTCACAGTTTGGACTTTCAGAAACAATGGCAAAAAGATACGCCGGAACATTTGGCTCAATGTCAAAGGCTTTTGGATTTTCTGAAAAAGAAGCAGCTGAAATGAGTACAACTCTTACCGGATTATCAGGTGATGTTGCATCTTTTTACAATATTAGTCAGGATGAGGCATATACGAAACTTAAGTCAGTGTTTACTGGTGAAACTGAATCCCTCAAGGACTTAGGTGTTGTAATGACACAAACAGCATTGGATCAGTTTGCTTTACAGAATGGATTTGGCAAAACAACAGCAAAAATGACGGAGCAGGAAAAGGTAGCATTAAGGTATGCCTTTGTGCAGAAGCAATTGACGGATGCAAGTGGTGATTTTGCCAGAACGTCAGACAGTTGGGCGAACCAGACAAGAATATTAAATTTGCAGTTCGAGAGTTTGAAAGCCAATATTGGACAAGGTCTTATTAATGTTTTTGCACCGGTATTAAAGCTTATAAATACTCTTCTTGCAAAGTTAAGTACATTGGCAAGTGCATTTAAGTCATTTACGGAAATGCTTACAGGAAATAGGAATGAGGATACTAGTGTATCTGAAACAAGTGATGACCTTAAGGGAATAAAAGATAATGCTGACGGTGCCACAAGTGGAATGGACGGATTAGCCAAATCTACTAAAAAAGCAGCAAAGGCAGCAAATGGGTTAGCTAATTTCGATAATCTGAATGTAATGCAACAGGACAGTGACAGCAGCACTCCAGGAAGCGGTTCCAGAGATATAAATGGAGTGAAGTATTCAACTAAAGGGATAGATGCAGGTAACGGTTCTTTAGGGAAAATGGATAAATTGCTATCTATGATTTTGAACAAATTTAGAAAACTTTCAAAATTGTTCCTGGCAGGTTTCACCCTTGGTTTAAAAAGTGATGGCTTTGAACAGATTTTAAATTATTTAAGAAACATAGGAGATAATTTAAAAGATATTTTTACAGACCCTAAAGTTGTAAGTGCTGCAAATAATTGGGTTGATAACGTTGTATATAATTTAGGCAGGATAACCGGCTCTGTTGCAAGCATTGGAGTAAGTATCGGAACAATGCTTATTGGTGGAATAAATAAGTTCCTTGACCAAAATAAAGATTATATAAAAGGCAAATTTGTTGAGATATTAGATATTTCATCAGAAAGAGCAACAATATGGGGAAATTTTTTTGATGCATTAGCAGATATTTACACTATATTTGAAAACGATAATGCACAGCAAATAGTGGCTGACATTATTTCGATTTTCACGATAGTTCATTTAGAGGTTTTATCTTTATGCGAAAAAATTGGTAGAGATGTGCTATCAGCTATCACTAAACCAATAATTGAAAATAAAGATGCAATTAAAGAGGCTTTGGACAATACATTAACTCCAATAAGTAAAATCGTTGGTGGCATTAAGGATTTTATTCAAGGAGTTTTTGAAATTATACAGAGTAATTATGACAAGTATGTAAAGCCAACTTTAAATAATATAGGTTCGGGATTATCGACAATATTTTCCTATGTGTTAGATGGATATAATGCATACATTTCTCCAGTGGTTGACAGAATTGCAGATGGAATATCAGATGTACTAAATTCATACATTAAGCCGTTTGTTGGCAGTATCATTGGATTTGTTGGAAGAATTATTGATGCATTAGGAAAATTGTTTAATTTCTTGTCACCAATTATTGGATGGATAATACAAACCATAATGTCAAAGTTAGGGCCAGCTATTGAATTTGTGTGGATAATTGTAAAAACGGTTGTAAGTATGATTAGTGTAATTATAACTAATTTAGTAAATGTAATTAATGGAATCATTGATTTTATTGTTGGAGTTTTTACAGGAGACTGGCAAAAAGCATGGGATGGTATAAAAGGCATATTTAGCGGTATTTTTGATGGAATCAAAAATGTCATAAAGGTTGCAATGGAATTTGTAAGGGACATAATTGTGGCAATTTGTGGGAAAATAGCAAGTTTTATAAAAAATGTAGCTAGTGGAACCGTTACTGTTTTGAAAACATCATGGTCTTTGATTAAGAATGTATTTTCTGGAGTAGCAGGGTTCTTTACAAACATTTTTTCTTCAGCTCTAAATGGAATAAAAAAGATTTGGGAAAATCCAGGTACTTTTTTTGATGGAGTATGGAAAGGAATTAAAGGCTCATTTGCCCACGTAACAAATTGGTTTAAAGACACATTTAGTAAGGCATGGCAGGCTGTCAAGGATGTTTTTTCTAGGGGTGGAAAGATCTTTACCGGAATAAAAGATGGTATATCAGGAGTCTTTAAAATGGTAGTAAATAAAATTATTGATGCAATGAATGGAATCATTAAAAAACCATTTAATGACATTAACGGAATGCTTAACAAGATTAGGGATGTAAAGATAATGAAATGGCATCCGTTCCATGACTTGTGGGAGCAGAATCCGTTAGCTGTTCCGCAGATACCAAAATTAGCAAAAGGTGCTGTGTTAAAACCTAATGCTCCATTTCTTGCAATGGTAGGTGATCAGAAAAACGGAACAAATATAGAGGCGCCACTTGAAACTATTAAACAGGCACTGCGAGACGTACAGGAAAGCAACAAAGGAACAGGTGGAAATGACAACATTGTTGTAAATGTATTTCTAAAGGGTGATGCGGACGGAGTATTTAATTTAGTTAAAACTGAAGCTAAAAAATATAAGAACAGAACGGGAACCCCGGCATTTAATTAAGGAAGGAGCAGGTTATGGCAAGTTATAAAGGATATTTGCTAAAAATAAAAGACAAAGTATTTCCGAACGAATACATAATGTGGGGTTCTTATCATTCTTATGACAATCAGAGGTCTGAACTTAAAGCAAATCGTAATGCAGCTAATCTCTTAGTGAGACAGACTTCCCCAAATTTTAAAACTAAAATTGAATTTGAGACACCAAAATTATGGCTTAATGAATACGAGGAAATACGAAATTTATTAAATCAGGGTATTGTTAATTCAAGAGAGCGAAAGATACAGGTGACATATTGGAACTCAGAAGAATTAAGATATAAAGATGCAATCTGTTATATGCCTGATATTGATTACCAGCCTAACAATTTGGGAAATACACTGCTCTATGACCAAATGAAACTAGAGTTTATTGAATATTAAGGAGGAGCACAATTGCTAAACGTTAGTGATAAGACCAAAGAAATATATCTTAATGAAAATATGCCAAAGTACATCACAATATCATTCCCAAATGGAGACCATGCTGATATTACCAACAGTAACATCTTAGAGGAAAGTATGAAGCTTGTACAGAGCATATGTGAGGAAAACAAGCCTATAGTTGGTGGCTGTAATTCTTCCCAGTTTGAAATTACAGTGGCAGACATTGATGAAGATTTGACTAACAAGATGATAAAAGTAACTATCAGCTTAAAGGACCCACATTACAGAGGTTTTTTTGGTGATTTAAGCAAAGAATACAATGAGGGTGATGTGGTTAAAAGTGTCAGTGGAGAATACTATGAATGCATTAAGCAGACATATGAAATACAGTCACTGGAATTTAGTACACAGGATATTCCAAATGTTGGAAAATTAAAAACGGCAATCTTAAATAACATTACAGAGTATGGTGTATTAAAGGTAAACACAGGCTCAATAGACTGGAGCAATCTTCAGATGAACATAATTCAGGCAAAAAGTGATGGTACGTCTCCTGATGTTACAACAATCACAAATGATTTTAACAGCATTATCATGATAAATAGCAAATGTACGTCAATTACCATTTCCATACAGGATAAATCATCAGATGGAAGTGCTTTAGACATTCTTATTCAAAAACTGGATGTGCGTTTACTGGTAAGTTCCGGACGTGATGAAGAGCATTGGCAGCAGTCTTACGGTTACATTGATACAAGTGATACAGACGATATTGTGTTGTTTGACGGACAGATAGAGAGCTGTAAAAAGAAAAATGACAGACGTTTCAGGGATATAGTGGCATATGATTACTTACATTATCTTGATGAAAACAGTAACATAATAATTTCAGATTTTTTTAAATCAGGAGATTATGGACTGGTTGATTCTCATAATAAGGGGGAATGGGTGCAGGGAAAACTTTACAAAAAGGGAGATGTTATTCACTGCGATTACACAATACCGCAGGGTGGTTCTTCCTATTTAGACATGTCTGCATGGTATGAGTATTTACAGCCGGTAAATAAAGGACAGAGTAAATGGAATCCGTATGAGTTGTACACAGGTTACTTTGACAGTCAGTATAATATTAAGGGAAGTGAAATTTTAAAGAAATTAACAAAAAATAAGAAAGCTACTACTACGGTTAAAAAAATTAGGGACAAGCTGTTTGAATATCTTGGTGAAGTATTTGACTTTAAGCAGCAGGAAACAACATTACCAATGGATAATGTAACTCTGTGGATTAAGCCATTTTCTTCAAATATGACATTAATGCAGTTGCTTGATTACATATGCAATTTAAACGGAGTATTTGGCTTTTACAATCCCCATACGGCACAGTTTGAGTATGTTGCACCACCGGATGTTAGTACCCCTTATAACATAGGTAGAAATTATGATATGGATGGTGCAGAGTATTCAGACAACGTATTTGAATGCAAGTCATTTGACATTATTGATGGTGATGGAAATTCATTATATGGTGCCCAAGGGACGTCCCTGTCGGTTAAGTACAGTTTTCTGGTTAAGGACCAATACACAGCCGCTGATTTAATAAGCATTGTTAATTCGTCCATGTTAAATCAGAATAAGCTTAAGTTTACACCGGGCAAATTGAAAATGATAGGACTACCGTTTATAACACCGGGTGATGTTATAAGCTACAAGGTTGATGAATATTCACCAGATGAAGACGGAAATCTGGTTGATACGGAAAAGACAATTACTACTGTGGTGCTTAAACGTACATTGAGTGGGATTGTGGCACTGACGGATGATATTGAAGCTAATTATGAGGAATAGGAGCAGTTATGAAGATAGAAAGAATTGATAATGTTATAAAGGTCAGATTTGACCAGGAGTGCAGGCTTACAGCTCCACGGATATTTCAGTATGACCGGGGACAAAGAATAGAGTTCCTTGATATTCCTGATGGAGTTGAGGTTCAGTTTTCAAATGATGATACAGACAAAACATCAAATAAGATTATTACAGACAGTCAGGTAGAAATACCTGATTTTTTAATTGCCATGAATGGAACAATAACGGCATATTTGCAGTACATTGATGAAAACAGCCAGACCACTAAGAAGTTTCTGGTTATTCCTGTGCAGGAGAGAAAACAGCCGGAGGAATACATTTCAGAAGATGATAAGCCGGGATTTAGAGCAGACATGCAAAAGATAATGAATGATACAAAAGAAATAGCTGAATCAGCAAAAAAGGAAGCACAGTCAGTCAGAGAAGATGCAGATGCAGGATTGTTCAATGGAAAAGACTATAACTTGACGGATGAGGACAGAGAGGAAATAGCGGATAGGATTGAAGGAGAATTGAATTATGTTCCACCAACACGAAAAATCGCAAACGAAACATTAGAGAACGATATAACAGTCGCACAGCTTGTTAATTCAATGACTGCGGATCCGGAAGGACTGTTGCGAACATTTGTTGGAACTCAAATTATAAACAATGCGCTTGTTAAAGGAAAAGCTGACAAGTCATATGTAGATGAGTTAGTAAGTTCATTAACTTTATTAGACGTTAAAAAAGTGGATGTTCTTCCAACAACGGATATATCAACAAGCACAATTTACATGGTGCCTCGAAAATCAGCAACAAAAGACAATGTATATGATGAATATATGTATGTTGGCAATGCATGGGAGCACTTCGGGACAACAGATATTGAGTTAAGTGAATACCTGAAAAAGACAAGAAAGATAGCAGGAATGGAGCTTACATCAGACATTACAACGCAGGCTTTACTTTCTACTTTGGCAGAATACGAGACTTTTGGGCCCACGATAGCAAACACGTGGCTGAATATGTACGAAAGTTCATTCAAATCAACTATTGAAGCTACGATTAATTCAAATAAGAATGTTTCAGCCAATACGGAAGTAAGGCATTCTCACAACAATAAGGACATTCTTGATAAGTTGACAGAATCGGCATTTGATTGGGAATTACTACTTGACAAGACGTTAGTTGCATCAAGCAGTGACACTGTTATATTAGATTTCAATGATTTGGATTTAAATGGACAGTTTGAGGAATTAAAAATCTGTGTAACATTGTGGTCGACTGAATCAGCTAACATTGATGTATATGCCAATGACGGAACAGAGCCAATAGTGACTTTAGCAAACGCATTAACCGGTGGAGCTACTTACGTGTACGATATTTCCTTAAAAAATTCTCCAATTCCGGGCAAATACATTGAAGCAATATCTGAAAAGGTATCGGCAGGAGTTAAGGCTACAACATCAACATTAACAACGTCAAAGAATTGTTCAACTGATATGAGCATTCAATCAGTTGAAGATATTAAAAATTTGAGAGTGACGTTTGACAAAGGATGGAACAATTCAACGGAAAGGCACGTATACGTTTTAGGAAAGCGTGTAGGAGAATCGGAGTTTATTTTTATAAATAAATTAATAAATGACTATGTAGGAGGTAGCAATGACTAGTATATGGGAAATAGAGAGCCTTGTCAGACTGAAGGATAAATTAAGAGGAATATTGAACGATAGAGGGATAACAAGTGAAGATAACGACAATTTGAATACACTCGTGGAAAAAGTAAATCAGATAAATAATGATACTATTCTTAATCAGATGCTGTCTGAAGGAATTGAAAATTTTTACAACGATAAAATCACAAAGCTTGTTCCTTATGCTCTGGCGTACAGTAAAAATATAACTGAATCAATAGAATTGCCAAATGTTACGGAAGCAGGAACTTATGCTTTTTATTACTCCGGAGCAAAAATCATAAAATTACCTAAGCTATATAGAAGTGAAGCAAATCTGTTCTCGTATTCAGCAGTCGAGGAGTTATATCTAAACAATGCAGCAATAATGGGTTCACAAAGTTATACGTATTTAACTCAATTAAGAAAGCTGTATGCTCCGAGAATTGGATTAATGTTCAATGCTTTTAGTACGGTAACAGCTAAATTAACACATATTTGCTATCTAAATGGCACTTCAAATAAAGATTTCAGTTCTAGTGAAAAATTAGAAATGATGGTTATTACGCAAAAATCTGCTGTCTCTCCTTTCTCATACGCAAATTATATTCCAAAAAAGGCTCTTACAGACGGTAACTGCTATATATATGTTCCGTCAGCTTTACTTGAAAAATATAAAACGGCAACAAATATATCTGTATATGCAGACAGAATAAGAGCAATTGAGGACTATATGACAGAGATTTGTGCAGAATTTCCAGATTTTGAAAATGATTATGCGCAAATAGAATAGGAGGTGAAATAATGATAATTGTTGAAAACAAAGTAATTAATGGAAAAGAATTTAAACATACAATATCTGATAAGGGTTTTATGATAAAAAGGGATAATGTTCTATATGACGAAGCGTACGACCCAGTAGGTTTCGATAGAGAATATGAAGAAACATATAAGGCAGTAGGAGAAGAGGAAGAATAGAGGTGATTCAATGATTAGGGATGGATAAAAAATGTACCTTTAGTACAGTAATTGTGTCTTGACAAGAAAAACAA